CATGTGAAACTGGTATGTGGCACTACCATCTTCGTGTTCTTCTACAGTTTCGACACCGATCATACCTACGTCTTTATTCATCATTCTTCTCCATCAATGCAGCCCAACTTACAGGAAACAACTTAGCCATCTCTGCGTTAATCTGGTCTGCTACAAGACGTGTCTCTAGCTGCGTGTCAGGCTTGCAACGTAGGTGACACATAGAAGCAAAGGCATCTAGTGAACCTGACCAGTACCACTCTGTCATGGTGGACTGTGGGAGAACCATACGGGCTTGTTCAGGGGCTACTCCATCAGATAACAACTGTTTGTATGTACCTAGTGCAGCCTCATAAGCATAACGTGGAGACACCAATGTATCAGCTTTACCTTCACTACCCTGCTTCTTATCAGCACTACGTCCACGCCAATACTCTGACATATACATCTCTGGCTCTTCATCAACATAACGACGACTGATTTCATTCCAACGTAAGAACTTGTGCTTCACTAGCTGTCTAGCTACAAAGATAGGTGCCTTGACATGGAAGGATGCAAAGGCATGACCGAATGGGCTGATGTGCTTGTGCTTGGCTAGGTAACGGATCAGCTTCACATCACGTTGGTGTAATGCTTTCTCTGGTGGCCCGTTGGTATCAACTCCAGAATAGATGTACTCAGACTTCTTACCAAAGCTAACCCGTGCTGCGTTTACCACTGACAGGTCAGTACCCATGTGGTCAATGTAAGTTGCTTCAATCATTCTAAATCCTTATTTGGTAAAAAGAATGGGGCATAAGCCCCACCAAGTTCAGGGAGAATATTACCAGACCATATCAGTTTCTTTTTGTTCATAAGGAACATGGTCAAGAACAGCTACACCTTCTAGACGTGTGATAGGATTACGTCCACCAGTGTAGATAGAGACTTTAGCTGTAACCTTAGTGCCATTACCTAGCTCACCATCAACATCCATGTCCCAAGACTTTGAGCCACGTCCCTGTGTCCAGTCAAGAACCTTAGGTGCACCACCAAAGTCTTCGATCTTAGGGTGTTTGTTGTTACGTTTTAGTTTCATACCCTTGCGGCCACCAGCTACCTCATACTCTTTGATCTGTGGGTAGTTCATGACTGACTCAGGAAAACCTGCGTCTACTAACTTAGCTAACTCTTCATCGTTCTCAGGTACAAACACACAGTTGAACTGACCACCTTTGTCGGCATGAAACTCTGAGTCATCCATGTTTTGTGGGAAGATACGTGCGTAATAGATCTCACCAGTTGCTTCTACATATTTAGTTTTAGACATGCTGTACTCCTTTTGCTGTCTATGTTTAGTTCAAGTAGGATATATTAGTTGTTAATGTGTGTCAAGAACTTTAGTGAGTATCAAGCCATGATTTACCAATATCTGTAGACCCTGCTAGTGGACACATAAGACCTAGCTCTACACCTACAGTCTCGATAGACTTGCGTTGTATCTCACCTAGTCTCTTTGCTACATCCATACCACCATACACCTCTGTCTGCCATTCATCATGTGGCCAAGTCACTAACTTAAACTTGATACCCTCAGCCCTAGCATCCTTGATCCACTGACGTGTGGCCCACTTCATGATGGTACTCTCACCATTCTGTAGCATACCTGCCAGTGTCTTGTGTTCACTGGGAACCTTGACCTTACGTCCATCATACCCTCGGAAGTATCCACGTTCAGCTATGTTAGGGATAACCTTAGTCTTTAATCGACGTAGCCCTGAGATACTATCCATAAAGTTATTGACTGCCTGTGTAGCCTGACGAGTGTCAGTCTTTAGGATCTGTGCTACCTTGGCTGTACCTGCACCAAGTAGGAAGGCATAGATGAATGTCTTAGCCATGTCTCGTGTGATATGTGGTAGACCTAGAGCCTTGCGGTTAAGGTTGTGGATGTCAGTCTCGTCTTCCTTCTTGCCTGTGATGATAGCATCTACATACTCTTGGCTCTCCATCAGGTCAGCAAGGATGCGTAACTGTATACCCTCAGCATCTGTACCTACTAGGTAGTTGCCTTCTTCTACAATCCACAGACCACGGAAGGGGCCATCATACTTAGCCTTAACATTCTCTACATCAGTAGTGGGTGTGCCATGGAAGGCAGCAGGGATGTTAGCCTGATTAGGTGCTGAGTGTGCAAGCCTACCAGTCCATGCCCCAATGTGTGTGAACCTACCATGGATACGTCCATCCTTTGCTACACACCCTAACCACTCAGCTAGGCTAGATCGTCTGCCCTCTAGTGTTAGCCACTCAGCTAGTGCTCGTGCTCCCTGAGGTGCATCAGATGGTAGTGTGTTTAGGTTAGTCTCATTGCACTGCCATCCGTAGTAAGCAAACTTCTCTGCTCGTTCATCCATTTATATCTCTCCCGTGGTTCTCGTGGAATCCATATTTTAACTCAGCTTCCTTACGTGCTGTTACAGCATCTTCAAAGTTATCAAAGGAACCAAGAAAAATCTGTTTATAGTTGTTCTTTATTTGAGCAACCCACTTACTACCTCTTTTATGTACACCTACAACTCCTGAAAGATTAACTTTAGAACGTGACAAGTTCTTACTGTTTTCTGAGTGCTTTACTAACCTAAGATTTTGAAGGCGGTTATCTTTTTTATCACCATTGATGTGGTCTATCACCATATTTTTGTCAGGCCACTCACCATAGACATGACACCAAATCACTCTGTGTATTTTGTATGACCTGCCCGATAGGTATACTTGGTTTGTCTGGTCTGTGCCAATTAATTCTACGCCAGGATATTTAGAGTTGAACAGATTATAAGCTCTCTCACTTTTGAAATGTTTCCTATCTCTTTTTTTCCAAGTAAGAATACCTTTTTCTTGATCGTAGTTTAGAAAAGCTCTGACTAGATCAGGTGATAAGGGTTCTTTAGGAAGCCTCTGACCACAACACTCACATAGATTTTCTTTTGTTTTCTCTTTCATACTCTATATATCCTTTTGTCTTATCCACTGGTTCCCATCCTGCTTCCCATAGTCTCTCGATACGTTGCTTAGTAGAACCTGCATTGAACTCCTGCCAGTCATGACATACCAACACAGGCTCATCACCCATAGTATCTACGTAGGTATGTGGGTACTTCTCTAGGGCATTGGTTACACTGGTGAACAGTGATCCATCCTTCTTGAGGCGGTACTTGATACGGTTGACCTCAACTAGCTTAGGTGGGAAGTCCACTTGGAACTGTGCCTCTAGCTCTTCCATACGAGACAGGATCTCACCTAAGTATTCCTCAGCCTTGTCCTCATCAAACTTAAAGCCATTGTCAGTCATCTCCTCACAGATAATCTGGATGTCATGTTCCATGCGTAGAGACTTAGCCCAGTCCTTGTCGAAGATAACTGACTTGAACTTATTGAATAGCTTGACAGTTACAGCCACGTCATTCTCACAGTAGTCAATCATCTCCTGTGTCAGACCACCCTCGAAGTCCTTGAACTTACCCTTGAATAGACTGAGGCGTTTGCCCCATGCGTCAAGTGAGTGACCATCCTTGATGTTGTAGTCAACAAGACGTGAGACAATCAGTGTGTCGATCACACTAGATAAGTTAATGGTATGACCAAGGATACGATTAAGGACAGGTACATCAAAGCCAATTCCATTGTGGAATACAAACTTATCGTAGCCATGGCAGTAGTGCTTGAACCTCATAGCCTCAGCAAGATCTGTGTCTAGGTTCTTGAATGTCTCCTTCTTTCCTGTGCTTATGTCTTGGCTACAGACAACCCAGATGCGTGTAGCATCCAAGCTGTCAGTCTCTATGTCCATTGCTACTATCTTCATTATTTAATCTTTCCTACCCAGTGTGAACAGTCATCGAATGGATCATACTCACTAAGCAAATCGGTCATACTTTTCTTTGAGTGTGAAGCTGTCTCCATCGAAGTGTAATGATCCTGCATATCCTGTTGTTCCTGCGGGTCTGTTCTTTGTGACGAGTAACTTGGTTGTGTTTCTTTCATCGTCATCCTCAGTCATCTTATCACGTTCAAGTTTTACTACAACACTAGCACGTTTACCAATAGTCCGACAGTCACGGATCTGTCCGTCATCATTCTCGTGTGCAATAGTTACGATACCTACGTTCAACTCAGCAGCCATGCGTGATAGCTGTACCGACAGGGCTGACAGCCACTTCTCGATGCTCTCGTCTGTCTGACGTGAGTATGCTAAGTCTTGGATAGGTTCAAAGAATACATACTTAACACCGCATGCCTGTGAGAAGTAACGGATACGTTCAAGGATCTCCATTGGATCTTCGTCAACACCGATAGTAAACTGGTACAGGTTCTCCTTCTCAGTCAATTCAATCAGTGCCTGATCCACCTCGGCTTGCATCTGTGCCTCGTCAATCAAGTCCTTGCGTGTCAGGTTACGTTTCAATTTGTAACTGACTAGACCTAACAGACCACGTTTCTTTGTCTCCTCTAGGTGACAGATAGCAATAGGCAGATCACTATGGTTAGAAAGGAAGTGATACTCCAAGTACCGCATGAACTCAGTCTTACCTATACCTTCGGGTGCTTGGAACACAGTGAGATGCCCCTGCATTAGACCTAAGGCTACCTCATCGAAGGCAGATATACCAGTGGGTATGTACATGGCATCGTCTTCTTCGTGCAGGATACCAAGGAATTGCTCAGGTGTATTCCATACATTCTGTGGTGTATACTTCTTGGCATTGTAGAAGGCAGCACGATAGGACTGTGCAGCACCTGCCTGTAGAAACTCATTGGCATCCTTGTACTTGTCGTGTGGTATACGATAGACTTTGTTAGGGAATAGGTTAGCAATCTTATCTGCTACACCATTACCTGCATCGTCAGTGTCTACTGACAGGATGATCTTCTCGAAGCTATTGAGCCAGTCCTTAGCCTTACCCTGCCATAGCTTCTTAGATGGTGATGCTGATGGTAGGGATACTACAGGATACTTCTTCTCTAGCATCTGGTATGCTGACAGGGTATCTACTTCACCCTC